GGACCTACCGCTCCAAAAAATAAGAGGTCAACCAAGATTAACCTGCCGCCTTGTCTGTAGTTGGCTAGCGGATACGTGCTTTCTGTAGTTGCTGCGTGGATACGCACTTGCTAGCGGGGCGGGGGTCGGGGGGGCGGTGCCTGTCGCGTATATATGTATCTACTAGCCCTGTAAAAAATATTGACAAATAAGGGCTTAGGGCTATTGGGGGTGTGCAGATGGAGCCTAAGGAGGAACTAATAGACTCAATTCGTGAGGGAATCTTGGAAATCCAAGAACACAATCCTAAGAACAATAGCATATTGTCTAAGAGTAACCCCGAGAAAACTGCTGAGATATTGTACCTACACGCTACTGGGGTGACCCAGACTCAGATGATAAAGAAGTATGGGCTCAAACGTGAAACAATTGTAAACGTCCTGTTGGACTATGCCGACTTTACAGGGAAGTGGAAGCAGCTAGGAAGCAAGGTAAGAGGCAGAGCATTCTTGGAACTATCATCGTTAGAAGAAGATTTGATAGAGAAGCTAAGAGAGAGGATGGAAGCTGGGGAGATAAAGGCTAGCTTTAGGGACTTGCTTCCTTTGGCTATTGCTTTGGAGAAGGCTGAGAAGGGAAGCAACACGTTTCGGGGAGAAGCTAGCACCATTGTAGAGGAGCGTAAAGTGGTAAGCCAAGAGGACTATGAGGCTACGGTTAAGGCTGCTAGAGAGCGTATAGCCAATATGAAGAAAGCAGAGGTGGTTATTAATAATGATTCTTAATTTCAATGACCAAGAAGTGTAAAAACTGTGGCAAATACCTGTTGTTTAAGGAGTTTCACAGCAACGGCCGACAAGGGGGCAAGAAAAGGTACAAACCTAGATGCAGAAAATGTATTAATAGTATAGCAAGAACCCAAAGAAATAAGTTAATTAAAAACCATTTTGGGAAGTGGAAATGCTCTAGGTGTGGATTTGAGGGTAGGCCCATTCAGTTTGATTGTCACCATGCTAGGGGTATTAAAAGATTTAAAATATCTGAGAATTTTAGAAAAGCGGTAAGCAGTAAAAATGTTTTTTTAAGAGAGCTGGAAAAGTGTGATTTGTTATGTGCTAATTGCCATAGGCTAGAGCATGAGATGTTTCCAATTGAAACAAAACCTTTTACTTCTAAGCCAATAAGGCATGACATAAACAGAATTTTATAATGAACAGAAACATTCAGCTAGTTGAGAAATCATTGGATACCATAAACCCAGAATGGGAGGTGTTTTTGGTAGCCTCTATGGGGAAGAATGGCTTTGAGTATGACACTTTTAGTCGGGGATTTGATCCTGACTTAGAAGATCAAATGTCTTGTTTTTTAGCATTGGTTAATGCTTCAGCCATGAAGGACTTAAATGATTTTTTTCCGGAATGATTGAGTTTAGCGATCATCCAATATTAAAGCCTCCTACAGATGAAGAGATAGTGTTCTTGGGGGAGAACCACCCCAAGATGCTAAAGGAGCTGCACGAGGCCCATGAGGGCCGTATAGAGGCTTCTGAGCAAGATCCGGTAAGGCATGGGTTTAACCTAGATGGCTGGGAGCGTATTAAAGATGGACTAGGAACATACAACGAATGTCTGTGCCTTGGGGGAAACCGGAGCGGTAAAACCACTGGCTGTGCTAAAATTGTCATGGAGAGCGTGATAAACAATCCAGATGGTCATGTTGTTTGTTTTTCCCAGAACGCTGATACCAGTGTAAAAGTGCAGCAAGCTGCGGTATGGGAGATGATGCCCAAGGAGTTTAAGAAGAAGACCAAGAGTATTGAGGGCTACATAAACTACTCGATGCAGAATGGGTTTACCGGAAGCAGCTTTATCTTTCCTGATACCCGGACTAGGGTGGATTTTAAAACCTACACCCAGTTTTCCAATAACCAAACCATCTTAGAAGGTTTTGAGTTTGGGTTTAGGTCTGGGGACAACTTGAACATTGGAACTTGGTTAGACGAATATCTTGGTGACGATGCTTTGATAAACACTTTGCGTTTTCGGTTGGCTACTAGGAATTCCAAGATGTTGATAGCCTTCACCCCGATTAATGGGTACACTCCGTTTATATCCGAATATTTAAAAGGTTCCGAAACATTAAAGACGAGGAAGGCAGTCCTTCTCAACCGAGAACTGCCAGTGCAGCAATATAGCCCGAAACGGGACGCATCAGTAGTCTACCTGCATTCGGATGAAAACCCGTTTGGTGGTTATGAGCGTATAGCTAAGGATTTGCGGGACAGACCAGATGAGGAAATATTAGTCCGTGCTTATGGTGTTCCTGTAAAGAGTGTAACATCGTTACTTCCGCTTTTCAATACAGAGGTTAATGTTCTTGGTGAGGAAAAGAATAAGTATGGTATGTCCTTCCCTGACATATCGGACAAAAGCAGGTTTACTTGTTATCAGGTGGTTGACCCTGCCGGGGCTCGCAACTTCACTGCTATATGGGCTGCTGTGGATCGGGACGGCTATGTTTACATTCGCCGAGAATGGCCCGATAGGGACACCTATGGAGAGTGGGCTATGTTTGGTGATCCTAAATGGAAAGTGGGGCCAGCCACCAAGAAACTAGGACTAAACGTAGAAAGATATGCTGAGTTGTTCCGAGAGATTGAGGACGCTCTTGGTATAGATGTTTTTGAGCGTATAGGGGACTCTAGGTATTTTGCTAGGGAGAATGACAACAATGAAGATTTGTTTATGTTGTTTGATGAATATGGAATGCTTTTCCATCCATCAGATGGCCGAATGGAAGAGGTTGGTATTAGTGCGGTTGACGAATGGTTTACCTACAATCCAAACGATCCAATAGATGCTGCCAATAGGCCGTTGTGTTACATACACAAGGAATGTGGAAATTTGATTGACAGTTTATTAAATTATAATTCACAAGGTAAAGCGGATGAGGCTCTTAAAGATTTCTTTGATCTTATACGCTATTTGAGAATGGCAAATGGAGGAGAAGGCCCAGATCACATGGAGAACAGAAGCTTGCTAACAACTAGCAAATCAAAAGGAGGATATTAATGCCGAAAATTAGGATAGGAGCATTAGCTGATGAGCTTGATGCTGATGTAGATAATTTAGTTAGCCTAGCTAAATCAAAGTTATGTTCCTCAATGATTACAGGAAAAGGTGGCAAGGCATTGTGGATTAATGAAGATGGACAAGAAATATTGCGTATGGCTGTAGACATTCCTGAGATTGTTCCAAAACACTACAAAGGATATGTTATAAAGTCTGCTGCAAATCCCAGATACATATACGCTTTAATTAAGGAAATTGATAAGAAGGTTCCGGTGTGTGTTCCTAGAAAATTAAGAAAAGCCTTGGTTGGTAAAAATATTAAAATAGAGGCTATTGAAGATGAAGTTGGAGTGTCCTACAGATACGTCAGATGACATCACAATGAACCGTCAATGGATATGTGAGCAGATAGATCGACTGCTTGCTTGGGAGATTTTGTGCAAAGTAGCTACCCATGATGAGCTTTACTCAATAAAATCCAGCGAGTTATGTGATAAGATAGGAGCCAACGAGCAATATTTTTATCACGTTTTCCACAACATTAAGGGCAAGCTCAATGCAAAATGATTCTATTTCCGAGTCTCTAACATACGTTAGTGACGATCCCGACATTACATCTCTTAGGTACGCCTATGATCAGTCTGTTACTGAGCTTGAAGCATATTTTGATTTATGCCGAAGCAGCTATGATGACCGCCGTAACTGGTGGCCCGGCAAAAGCCGAGACTTGAGAAAGCATGGGGCAGACGCTTTCCCTTGGGAGGGAGCCTCGGACATGGAGAGTCATGTTATTGACGAGCGTATAACCAGATTGGTTTCTTTGTTTCTCTCTGCAATGAACAGAGCAAACATCCGAGCATTTCCTGTAGAGATAGCAGACGTTGCCAGAAGTCGCGTAGTTACAAATTTTTTAAAATGGATGGTAAAAAGTGGTTACATCCCTCGCTTCAAGCAAGAGATGGAACTAGGAGCCAACTATATGTTAGAGCGTGGTATATTGATTACTTACGTTGGCTGGCACATGGAAGACAGGTCTTTCCTTCAACGTCTTAGTTTAGAACAAATATCTGCAATCAACCCTGAATTGGGCGAGATGATTGTTTCTGAAAACGACAACGATCAGGTTGTCAGGATGTTGCAGTCTAGCTTTGATGGTGTTTCTGAAGCTAGAGCCAATAAGGCTTTGTCCGATTTAAGGGAACTAGGAGTTGCAGAACTTCCAATAGTAAGGCGTCAAGTAAATGCCCCAGAGGTAAAGACACTAGCTCCGGATGGAGACTTCATCTTTCCTCCGTATGTTACTGATCCTCAGCGAGCCCCATATTGTTTTTGGAAAACCTATTACACACCACAGGAGTTGCAGAACAAAGTGATTACCGATGGTTGGGATGAAAATTTTGTAGATCACGTTATTGATCGTTACCGTGGAGTGAACATAGATTCTATCGAGCGTGAGCAAGAAGGACGAAGATCTCTTAGTCTTACCGATAATGCTTATGAGGCCGAAGAGCTTATTGAAATTGTTTACGGTTATCAAAGATTGATAGACAAGGAAGATGGTTCCGAAGGCATATATTGCACAGTGTTCCATCGTGAGTTTAGCGGAATGCCGGGTATACCGGGTTATGCAAAGTTTGAACTGCTGAATGGATATGAAGACTATCCTGTTGTAGTTACTAAGCTGTCCGAGGACAGCAAAAGGTTGTATGACACGATGACCATACCCGACTTGCTGCGTGGTATACAGAATCAAGTAAAGGTTGAGCGTGACAGCCGAATTGACAGAAACAGTCTTTCCACGGTGCCCCCAATAATGCACCCAGTTGGGCAAGCTCCTACAGATTGGGGTCCCGGTAGAATGATACCATATCGCCGCAAAGGAGACTTTGAGTTTGGGCCCACTCCTGTGTACAACCAAGGATCGGTTGAGATGGAGAAGACCCAAGAGGCTCAGGCCGATAGGCTTGTTGGTCTGGATCGCGAGGGTCCAGTTAGCCAGATAAGGCAGCAGTTCTTGGTAGACAAATTTTTAACTCATTGCTCTAAAGTAATAGCAATGTGCTACAAATGCTTTCAGCGTTTTGGCCCAGACAGTGTTTTCTTTCAGGTTACTGGTGTTCCAGATCCTCAAATGTTTAGCAAAGGAAACCCAGACGAAAGTTTTGATATAACAATTTCCTATGATGTCCAGAACACTGACCCAGAAAAACAGGAGAACAAACTAAACTCTATGATTTCTCTGCTTCAGTTGGACAGGAATGGAAGAATAAACGTAGATAATTTAGTAACACTAATTGCTGGAAGCGTAGATCCTGTTTTGGCTGATAGTGTTCTTCAACCAGTAGAAGCTGCACAGCAGCAAATTCTCAAAGATATTACAGATGACTTATCTAAAATTTATGCGGGAATCGAGGTTCCAGCACGTGCAAACGGTGCTCAAGCGGCTATGCAAATTATTCAGCAATATTTGCAGCAACCGGATATTGCCCAACGTATGCAAGGCGATCCTGCTTTCTCGCAGCGTTTGCAAAAGTATATGGGCCAATATCAGTTCTCTATGCAACAAGCTGAGAACGCACAAATAGGTAGAATTGGTACAGCACCTGCCCAAATGGGTGGGGTGCAAACCCAAAACATGGATCAGTGAGTTTAGAAAAAGACATACAGTCACTACACAACCACGAGTCTTTTGCTCGTTTTATAAATGTAATATCAGCTTTGCGTGAGGAGTGCATAGGAGATATGCACGAGGCTCCAACAGAGCAGCTTCAGCAAATATCTGGTAGGATAATAACCTATGATCAGATATTACAAATGGTTGACGTGAAAAAACTACAAAAAAGACACAAAGATTTTATTTGATACATGATAATATGTTCCCACGCAATCGCTAGGCGTAAATAGTGGAAACAGTTATGGAAGATGAAATCAACACAGCCGTCGCTGAGGCTGAACCAGAATCAGTGGACAACCAAAACATATCTGCGTCTGACTTTGTTCAGAGACGTAGTGAGGCTTTACTAGGACAGCAGTCTGAAGAAAAGTCTCAAGAATCGGCCGAGGAAGCTAGTGAGGAAGAAGTTCCAGAGCAAGCAACTGAGGGTAATGTTCTTTCACAGTTTGATTTAGACAGTTTGTCGGATGAGGAAAAAGACGCTTTGCGTCAGCAACTCATTCCCGGCGCGCAGTCACGTATTAGTGAACTTACGGCAAGACGGAAAGCTGCTGAAGAGGAGTTGCAAACTATGCAACTAACAATCAAGCAGCCACAAGTTAAAGACAACCCACTTTCTAATTTATCAACCATTGAAGACCTCCAAAAGAAGTCTGATGAGGTGAATGATGTGATTAGTTGGGCTGAAGATTTGTTGTTTGAGTCCGATGAATATTCTGCTGACGAAGAAATAACTACTGTAGAAGGTCGCCCGATGACTAAGGCCGAAGTGCGTAAAGCTCTTCAAAGTGCCAGAAAATCGCGTGATTCATATATTCCAGACCAATTGAAAAAACTTCAGGGTTTGGAAAATGCAAAAACAATGCGTCAGCAGCTCGGTAGTAAAGCCGTAGAGGAACTTGAATGGCTAAGGGACGAGAATGAAAATGAGCTAAAGAGTCAGTTCATATCAATTATGAGTGATCCTAGACTAAAAGATTTGGAGAGTTCTTCTCCAGATTTATACTCTCAGATTCCCTACTTCATGTCTCACGCTGTAAATAGCATATACGGGAGAAAACCAGTAAACGGAAAAGGCACACCGGTTTCAAAAAAATCGTTAAAGCTTACTCCTTCTAGTGGTTCAACTCCAGCTTCTGCAATGTCTGAAAAAACTGAAAGACCTTTAGGCAAGGCTTTAAAAGAACATAAAACCCGATTTAAATCATCTGGACGAAAAGACGATTTCATCACGTTAAGAACCTTACAATTACAAAGTAAATAATCATGGCATTCTCAGATACATTTGATACCACAAATCCCGGATCGGCTGTTTCCAATCGTGAGGACTTGATGGACGTACTTACCATCTTGGCTCCCGAAGAAACTCCCGTTCTTTCATCCGCATCTAAATCACGAGCAAACGCTACGTTTGTTGAGTGGACTGTAGACTCTCTTTCATCTCCCAGTACATCTGGTATAGCTGAAGGAGCTGACGTTACTACGTTCACCGACCAATTCAGTGGCCGAGCTCGTCTAGGCAACTACGTTCAGAAGTTCCGCCGCGACTACATGGTTTCCGACTTACAGGAAGCTGTTGACTCCGTTGGTCCTGCTAAAGTAGCACAAGCCGAAGCAAAGGCAATTCGCGAACTAAAGCGTGACGTTGAAGCCACTCTCTGCTCTACAAACGACCGTGCTGCGGAAGATGGAGCTGGAACGGTTTACAAGTTGCGTGGACTTGGTGACTGGATTGATTCCGCAGGACCGTCTGACGTTCCTGCTGCGTTCCGCACTCCTGCTGACAGCATCCATTCAACTGGTGCTTTCACGGAAACAGTATTCAACAACCTCATCACCTCGATCTTCCGTGTTACTGGAATGAGCAATGGTTTGACGTTGGTTGCTGACACTGCTCTGCGTCGTGAGATCAGCGACTTTGCTCGCCTTGATCCAGATGGTTCCGGTGCTGGAACTTCTATCCGTAACGTAAACTACAATGGTGACGTTGCTCAGATTAAGCTCTCTGTTGAGCTTTATGAGTCTGACCACGGCACGGTTGCTATCGTTAACGGAAACCCTGACTGTATGCCCGACACGACCAACAAGGACACTGGTTATCTGGTTCACCCAGAATACTACGGTGTTTCCGAGTTGATCCCAATGGGTAGTGCCCGTCTCCCCAATCAAGGTGGTGGCGAACGTGGATTTGTTGACTGTGCTTTGACACTGACAGTATTCCACCCCGGTGCTCACGGTAAAATCACAGCTCTTAGCTAAACCATAGGAGGTACATTAAAATGGCTATTGAACTAAAGAAAGTACAAAACATTGAAACCCTAGCATTGGGATTCAATTATGAAGCTTCTATTGACCTGTCTACTCTCGGCACGACCGCTGGTTCAGCGACTGCTGTAGATATTCAAGTTGGTGGAGCTGCTATGGCTGGAGGTATCTTCGGAGCCGCAATCATTGTTGATGAACTTGTCGTTGGAACCAGCATCACGGATGCCACTATCGCTATTGGCGATGATGGTGACGCTGATGGTTTCGTCGATGAAGTTGATGTTTTCAATGACAGTGGAAACCTAGGCAAGATTTTTGCCAACACAGGAGCACTTTCTGTTGTAGGTTTTCATCTTGTTAGTGCTGTTGATCTTACCTACAACTTCACAGGTGAAGGACCAGACGTTGCTACTGAAGGAAAGATTCGTCTTTTGATGAAATACTATCCGACAGCAGGAGAGTTATTCGCATCATAATTCTTTAAAATAAAACTATCTAGGGGAGGTCAGGCCAGTTCTGGCCTCCCTTTTTTATTTATGAATATTATTAAATGCCAAGGAGTGAGCTGCAATGTTAAGTCATCGTGCAGTAGATATTACCCCCTAGGGGTATCTGTTGACGAAGGACAATCGTTTTTCGTTGTAGCAAAAAGCCTTCATAGGTTTTTTAAAAGTTGTTTGTTCCTAAAAAAGAAATGAATATTATTACATCAGTACCTAAGTATAGTGACGGTGAGGTCAATCGAGCGTTTCTGCGTGAGATTGAAACTGGCTTCAAGATGGAGCGAGCCAAAGAGCAAGATCGCATCAATGCTACTGCTAAAGAGGCAAAGACAAATGTTGGTAAAACTCACCCAGTTTTAGGGAAATGCGTTGCCAACATTCCTGCCAGAGACTACTTCAGACTAGTCAAGAAGTACGGAGTAGATCACGTACACAGCAAAGAGTTCTTAAAATATTATAACAAGAAGTTTCCAGAACTTAGTCCTAATAAAGCGTAATGCAAAATAGAGCCAACAAAGATTTATTTGATTTAATTTCCGCACTTGCTGGTAATTCAGATTTTACCACGCAGGAAATATCTCAGTTGTTGGCTTTGGCTAACAGAAGGTTTTCTCAAGCCTACAACACCACCCCATATTGGGTTAGATATTTAACTGTTGGCGAAGAAAGAACTATATCAAACTCAGTAGTTCCTTTTACTCAAACAAGCAAAACTGACATAGGAGAGTTTCTTAGAATAAATCGAGAGCAACCTTTATTGAAAAACTCAACTATTGACTTTGAGTTTTTTGTAGAGAGCGATGGAGCTCACGTCATTAACCTTACAGCTTCTGATGCTACAAGCGTTTTTGTTACTTACAGAAAACCGCTAACCCTCCTGACAACATTAGACAATAATGGGACGGGTGGAGAAACTGAAGTTCCTAACGAATACTTTTTGTTTATGACCCATGCAACTTACGCTGACTTTTTGCGTATGGACGGTCAGCATTCAAAGGCAGGTTTTGAAGAAGAAATTGCCAATAACTTTTTAGCTGAGGCTTTAGACAATCCCCAGCAAGTTTATAACAATAACACAGTAGGACAGCGTTTTAAAACGTATGTCAGCCAACAATCGAGATAATGAATAGTCTAGTAACAAACCTATATCCACGGCCAAACGGAACGGTATCTGGAGAAAACCTATCCTGTGCAACATCAGGATCTGGTGTTTCATTTGCTGCATTTGATAGCAACACCAAATATGTAATGATCGACGTTCAAGATAACAATGTTATCGTGACGTTTGACGGTAGCACTCCTACCGCATCTAATGGTCATCTTCTTCTGAAAGAGAAGGGACTTATTACACTTAGTGCTAGAGCAGCTAAAGCTGCTAAGTTTTTGGGTGTATCAGGTGCTTCAGTAGTTCACGGTTCACAATTTGTGTAATGAACCCCGAGCTGAACAAGCTTGGACTAGGAGCGACAGGATCAATACTGGCTGTTTCTTTTCAAGGGATTAGCGAGGTAATGTCTATTATCGCTTCGGTATGCACGATAGCATACATGGGTCTTTGGATATATAAAACAATAGTAGAGTTAAGAAAGCGATGAGTGGTGAACTAGTGGCAATGCTTGGAGGTGGAGTCACGGGATTTGTAATGAAACTAATCTCGGCTCAAATGAATATCCAAGCAAATGCTATCAAGTCCATGATTCAGAAGCAGAAAGTTTCGGATGCTTCAGCAGACAGAGCAGCAGAGCGATCAGGAGAAAGTGGAGCATGGGTTAGAAAACTCATCGCTATGTGCATCCTGTTTTCAGTGGTATTTGCTCCCTTCATCATGGCCTTCTTTGACATACCAGTAACCATTGAAGCACAGAAACTAGGCATATTTAAATTTTTAGGAATCGGAGCAGACAAATGGAAAAACCTAGAAGGGTTTGTATTATTGCCCGAGGTTAGGCAAGGGATGCTGGCTTTACTAGGATTTTACTTTGGAAGTTCACAAGTTAAATAATGGATATAAGCGACAAGACAGCAGTGACTATACCCCTACGCAACTTGATTGCGTTGATTGGGTTTACTGTAGTTAGTGTGACGGGTTACGTGAATATGACTTCGCGTATAGCGTCGCTAGAGAACGCTCAGAACATTAGGGATGTCGAGATAGGGATGAACACTGAGTTCCGTATCAAATGGCCTAGAGGAGAGCTAGGAGCCCTACCTGACGATGCTGAACAGAATTTAAGGTTACAATACCTTGAAAAAAACATGGAGGAAATTGGCTCTACTGTAGAAAAATTGAAAAGCTATGGTAGTGTTAATTTTGAACTACGCGACAAAAACTACTTAGACGTAAAAGAATAATATGGACTACGGAAAACGTAAAAAATGCCCAATGGGAAAAACTATGAAAAAGAAAGGAAGACGATAATGGCTTACTCATACAAAAAACCAAAAGGCAAAGGTAGAGGTAAAGGAAAGAAATATTAGTCGTGGCTAAGTCATCAAAACATTATTTCCGAGACGGAACAGAGCATAAGGGCAATAAGCATAAAATGCCCAATGGTCAGCTTCACTCTGGAAAAACACATGGTAAAACCTCTAAGAGATTATATCATTTTGGTGAATTATCTAAAACTGCAAAAACTAAAGCCATGAAGTCTAGGGGGAAATAATGCCTTTTAGTAAATATAGCCCAGCTCAAAAACGGATTGCTGCTGTTGCACCGCCTAGAAAAAAAATCACACGTGCTGATTTTATAGCACTTAGAAAAGGGAAAAACAGTGGAAAGAAAACTAATAAACGTAGCTAAGAAACTAGAAAAGGCTTCAAAGGCTCATGCTGGTCAGGCCAAAACATTAAGAGCTATTGTCAATGCCAAGAAAAAAAGCAAAAAGCGGAGGTAAGATTTGTCCAGAGGGCAAAGCTTGGGCTAGAAGGACGTTTGATACGTACCCTTCTGCTTACGCTAACCTAGCTGCGAGCAAGTATTGCAAGGACCCCAACTACGCTAAGAAAGCCAAAGGCGGTAAAAGAAAGGGAAGATAGTGGCTCAACTTAAACAGTGGCTAAAGCAAGATTGGGTGAGGATAGGTGTTGATGGATCTATCAAGGGCAAGTGTGGAACTTCTCCTAACAAGAAGATGCCAGATAGGTGCTTGCCTAGACGCAAGGCACTAAGTCTTACCAAGGCTGAAAGAGCCGCCACTGCAAAGAAAAAGAAACGAGCAGGAGCCAAAGGAAAAACAGTTGTAGCTAACACACCCAAAGCAAAGGTCAGAAGTGGCAATAGATAAGAAAAAAATGAAGTGTAACTCACCCCGCAGAGATGTTTCTGGCGGGAAGAAGTTTGTCGTGAAAGCTTGTCAGGGTGGTAAGGAAAAAATTGTACGCTTTGGTGATGCTAACATGAGCATCAAAAAGAATAACCCGGCACGTAAGAAAAGTTATTGTGCTAGGTCAGGTGGGATTAAAGGTAAAAACAATAAACTGTCTGCAAACTACTGGAGTAGAAGGGCTTGGAATTGTTAGATGGCTAGATATGATACATATGGACAGGCCGATGATCGGGTTGTAGAAGACCTAGACCAAGGCTTTTCTGGCTTTAACAATAAGCTTAGACCTGACCAGCTTCCTTCTGGAGTCTTGTCTGTTTCTGAAAATGGACGAATGGATTTGAATGGTGAGTGGCAACCAAGGAAAGGCATGGATATATTCTCTGCTCCATTTTCTGCTGCTGTTCTTTCTCTTCCGTTCAAGCTGTATGACTCAACCAATATAGGTGGTGGAGTTGCTTCATTCTCTAGGACCGATTCAACCATACAGGTTAATTTTAACTCAGCCCACAACATAACAACTGATACTGGGGTGAACATTAGCGGATTGACGTTTTCTGGAAGCGTTGACCCGAACGGCAACTTTATCGCTACAGTTGTAGATGCAGATACAATAACCTACACAGTTACTGATTTAGCTGAAACACCGGGCGGCACTATGGTCGTCAAAGGAATGAGACTGCTAGATAGTGATTCAAACTTTATAGAAGCATCTTGTGAATTTTCAGACCCGAACAACGACGCAACATCTTACATTGCAGTTGTTGGAACCAATAAAACAGTATTGGTAAAAACCTCGGACAGTGGGGCAACTACAGTATCTCTTACATATCCTACCGGAGAAACGGTTCCGAGAGGAAGCAATGTGGTTCAAGCATTTAACAAGTTGTTTATATTCCGAAAGGGAAAGATAGCTATGCAGTGGGATGGAGACATTAGCACCACTACATTCTCTTTAGTTTCTAACGGAGCATACACTCAACCTACACCTTTATCAATTACTGATCTTGATTTTGCATCAGGTATAGCAACGGCTACAGTGTCTAGCACTAGTTCTTTGTTGGTTGGAGATGAGCTTACAGTGACTACCGCAGGAAGTTCTGGTTATTCTGTTGGTGACACCGTTCGGGTTAGATCTATAACAAACTCAACAACCTTTACTTTTGTTACGGACAAAGCTGATGCTACAAACAAAAGTGCTACCGTTGAAAAGAAAACATCTATTGGTCTAGGATTTAGCCATATGCCGGCTCCAGAGTTTGGTGTACCACATCAACGTAGGTTGGTTGTTCCATATCAGTTTGATATTACCGGGTCTTCTGGATCTGCCACAATTACCGATAGAAATATTTTGGATGAGGCTTTGTTTTCGGATATATTAGATCAAAACACGTATGACAGAATTTACGGTCAGTTTAGATTTAATGCCGGAGAAGCAGATTTTATTGTAGGTTTTCATTCTTTCTCTGATGACCAATTGGTAGTATTCAACCGCAATAGCATTCACACAGTAAAGAATAGCTTAGATCTGGGAAGCAGTGTATCACAAGTTATCACAAGCGATATAGGGTGTTCGGCTAGAAACAGCATACAGCAGATAGGAAACAAGCTAATGTTTCTATCCGACAATGGAGTGTACGCACTAGACTTCGTTGATCTTTACAACTTGAGAGGGCAAGACGTACCATTGTCTTCTTCTATCCAAGGAACCATTTCAAGAATCAACAAGGATCATGCAGATAAAGCAGTTTCTGCTTACTTTGATAACAGGTATTACATTGCTGTTCCTTTGGATGACTCCACTACAAACAACGCTCTTTTGGTTTACAACTTTCTTAACAAACAATGGGAGTCGTTGGATTCCATAAATGATTCAGACTGGGAGTATACATATTTATTGACTGGTGGATCAGGTGTTCAGAGAGGCGTTTATGCTATTAACCGAAATGGTGGAGTTCACAAATATGAGTCCAGAGTAGATGACGTAGATCTATATGTTGATGCCATTGGAGCTTCAACTAGTTCTATTTTGGTAGCAGCATCGGCCACAAGCAGGATGTTTACTGTTGGTTCTATAGACCGGAAGAAGTGGAATAACTTTGAACTACATCTTCAATCTTCTGAAAACAATGTTTCTGATGCAAATTTGGAAGCAATAACAGAGAACATTGATGCTATTATAGATCTTGGAACAGTTTCTAACATAAACGGTGAAGAGCTTGCTATTGATGAAGATGTGTCTCTTCGGGGAAGATTTGGTAACAAACGGGCCTACGGATTACAATTTAAATTAACAACAACGAAGGGGCGACCCAGACTAAGAGCATTGAAGGTGGCAGGAGCTATAACCTTTAGAAGCATACAAAAAGCAGAATAATGGCTATTTTAAGCAAAGGTACTACATATTCAGATGGCGATCAAGTAACGTCTACCAATCTTAATGCACTTGTTGATAGTGCAACATTTGCATCTGGAGCAGTTGATGACTCCACGACCCAGCTTTCTGGTGGCAAAATAATTGTAAAGGATCTTGGTATCAGTGCTGGCAAGCTTGCAACAAGTGCAGTGACCACTGCTAAAATTGCAGGTAGTAACGTAACTACAGCTAAGATTGCTGCCGCCAACATTACCACCTCTCTTATTGCAGACAGCAATGTCACAAAGGCTAAGATAGAAAACTTAGCAGACTACAAGGTTCTTGGCAATGTTTCTGGTGGAGCTGCCGCTCCTGCGGAAGTGGCAATATTGGATGAGGATAATATGTCCTCTAACTCTGCTACTTCCCTTGCTACACAACAGAGCATCAAAGCGTATGTTGACACTCAACTGACTGCTGAGGACCTAGACTTTGCTGGAGATAGTGGAAGTGGCTCAGTAGACCTAGATAGCCAGACATTTACTATTGCTGGTGCAACTGGTTTGGACACTACAGCTAGCAGCCAAACGCTTACTGTCGCGTTGGACCTCAATGAACTAGCCACTGAAACAAGCATCGCTCAAGATGACTTTGTTATAATGGTGGACAACACCGATAGCGGTAATGGTAAAATTACTTTTTCTAACCTAGAGGATCAAATTTTTGGTAATGTTAGTGGTGCTGTTGCTATAGCTGCTGGCGGTGCTGCCACGGTAAGTGCAGTGACGGTAGCCGATGAATCTTCGGACACAACCTGCTTCCCACTGTTTGCTACCGCTGCTACTGGTAGCCTTGGGCCTAAGAGTGGATCAAACCTGACATTCAACTCAAGCAGCGGCCTTCTTACTGCTACAACACTTTCTGGTATTTTAGCTGATGGTGTAACGGCAACTACCCAAAGTGCTGGAGACAACTCAACCAAGGTAGCCACCACTGCTTATGTGGATGCTCAGGTTGCAACGTCTGATACTTTGGCTGAAGTTCTTGCTGTTGGTAACACTACTGGATCTAACAACATTGTTGTTAGTAATGGTCAGTCTATAACTACTAACACAATTTCAGAAACTACTTCTGCATCTGGCGTAACCATTGATGGCGTTCTTATAAAAGATAACGGCATTACGGCATCTGGCACAACTAGCCTAGGAGCAACGTCTTTTAATGACAACGACATTACTAATGTTGGCTCCATTGCATTAGACACAATTACTAATGACGGGACTGATGTTACTATCGACTCGTCTGGGGATATTATCCTAGATGCTGATGGTGCAGACATCCGATTAAAAGACGATGGAACCCAATTTGGTAGATTTGCAAATAGTGCAAGCAATCTTATTGTTGCTTCTTCTGTTTCAGATAAGGACATTTTGTTTAATGGTAGTGATGGTGGAGTACAAATTACTGCATTAACGCTTGATATGTCAGCCGCTGGAGCTGCTACATTTAATGACAAGATTACGGCTGTAGGAACCTCAGTATTTACAAATCTTGATATATCTGGGGATATAGACGTTGATGGAACTACCAATCTTGATGCTGTAGATATTGATGGAGCTGTTGATATGGCGTCTACACTCACTGTTGCTGATGATGCCAATTTTGATTCAGGTACACTGTTTGTAGATGCTTCTGCTGATAGGGTGGGAATTGGCACCACGAGTGCGTCTCATAAATTACATTTATCTGAAGCATCAACAGATTTTGCTGCTCTGATTGCCAATAGCACTTCCAGCGGTAACGGATTAAAAATCAATGCTGGTGATAATTCAGGCGACCGCATTCTCCAGTTGAGTGACAAAGATGGGAATGAAAAGCTACGGGTCGGAGCGACGGGGCTGGTTGGCATCGGCACCACAAGCCCTCAAGCACCTATTCACACTGTTGGAGATAGTTCTTTTGCTGAAGCTGCTATATTTGCTAACAATGGAGATGCTTCAAGTTGGGCTAGAGCTGATTGGTCAAATGACCAAGCATCTGGAACTGGCATAGTTTATCGAGACAACAGTGGAAACTTTGTTTTCAGGAACGACAACAGCAGTGGGTCAGCAATGACATCTATAATCATGGCCGGAGGATCTACTGCTGGCAACATTGCATTTTATAAGGACAGTTCCAATGAAATAGCTAGGTTTGATTCTGATGGAAAATTAGGCATCGGTATATCTCCCGGTCACACTCTTGATGTATCAGGCGAGTTCCGTGTAAACGGCGGCGGTTCAGGAAGCATTGTAGTCAACGACGAGGACAGCTCGCTTTGTCCCACGATGACGTTTTTACGCAATGGTGCAGGAACTACTTCTAACGACTTTATTAAGTTTGAGAACAGTGGCGGTGAAGTTGCATCAATCAATTCTTCTGGTGGAGCTATTTTTAGCACTGTGTCCAAGGGATCTGGTTCATTTAAAATTGCTCACCCACTAGAATCCAAGAAAGACACCCACAACCTAGTTCATTCATTTTTGGAAAGTCCACAAGCTGACTTGATCTACAGGGGTCGTGTTGACTTGGTTGATGGTCTTGCATCAGTAAACATAGATATGGCATCAGACATGACAGATGGAACATTTGTTCTACTTTGTCGTGATGTACAAAGCTTTACTACTAATGAGTCTGGATGGACGGCTGTACGCTCTAGCGTTGACGGAAACATTCTTACCATTGAGGCCCAAGATAACACCTGCACAGATTCCATTAGCTGGATGGTTGTTGGTGAACGTCAAGATGAGCACATGTATAACACCGATTGGACCGATGAAAACGGTAAGGTTATTGTTGAGCCACTAATTCCAGAGCCAACACCAGAAGAAAAACAAGAGCCAGAAGCTCAAGAGTCAGAGACAGAATTAAGTCCAGAGGAAAGGCTAAATGTGATGTCTGATCCCTTAAAAAATTTGCAAGAAGAAGAATGATAAGCATTTCACACGTTACCGAAAGATCTTTGCCACGTTTGTCAGAGCGTATGTTAGCTGATAACCACAGTGTTGTCATGCCAACCCACATCATACGGAAGGATGGCGACATCATTGGCTCTGCCAGTGTTGGTGCTGCACCACTTGTTTGGTGGTGGATGGACAGCAAGAGAGCAAAGGCTTTGGACAGCGTTCGGGCCATCAAGAAACTTGAGGGGGAGTATGCTTCAAACGGCGTTCACCGGGCTTTCATAATGTGTGACAAGGGCAGCAATTTTTTTCCCAACATGGAACGTCTTGGAAACAAGAAGATGTGGGAAGGGGTAATGTACTACAGGGATTTTTAAAGAGGAAGAGATATGGGTAGCACAAGAATAGACGCACCACAAGTTCAGCCGATAGATGTAGCTCAACAAATAAGGGACACTTCTAGGGCTTACAGAGAAGCAACTCCAGACATAATTGCGGCTGAAACCGCATTGCGTGGTCCGATGCAGCAGCTTGCCTTGCAGGATGCTCAAACAGCTTTGCTGGGTGGCGTTACTAGGGCAACTTCTGAGGCTAGAGATACGGCTCAACAAAACCTTGAACGAGCACAACAAGAAAGACGTTCTGCCGAAGCAAGAATACAAGGTGACATTGATAGGCTTTCTAGTAAGGGCGACACTTATGATGATAGTGCAGAACTAGCACGTTTGCGTAATCTGAAAGATGAGTACACAGATCTTGTTGCTGCGGGTGGTGAGAACAAAGAAGCGTTTCAAGCAACACTAGACACCATAAACGCAGAAATAGGTTTTAGCCCAGAACAAAGACAAGAGCGTTTTGGTACACAGCAAAAAGAAAGGAACGCCAGAGAGGTTGAAAACCTTGCATCAGAACTTCAGGCGTTAAAAGAAAGCGGAGATTTGAGCGATGATGCCATTGCAACATTGCAAACCAGATTTGATAAGGCTGCCGATGCTGTTTTAGGAGAAAATCCCGGACTGATTGAACTGTCCAGAAGGGCAGTTGAAAGCCAAGCAGAGGTAGGCAGAAGATTAAAAGACGCTGCGGCCAAGGGTGAGTTTGACACAATAAGCCAACTGGCTCCCGACCTTGTAGATCTGTACAGGAAATCTGATCCAGCTTCTCAAAATCTTGCAGACCTAGCGACGCGAAGAGCAGAGCAGATAAGCACTCAAAGCCCTTCAGAAGCACAGGCAAGCTTTAGAACTCTTGCTACAAATTTAGCTGAACGTGGAGATCCCACTACACAGGCACAGACTGGAGTTGGTGCAGCAAGGGAGGGCCTTCAGGCTGCTGGAGCCAATCTTGGTCAAGCTCAGGATGCGCTTGGTAACCTAGCTCAAACAGTGGGTCAGAGAGTTCCCGGTGGAGAACTTGGAAGACAGGCCAGAGAAGAAGCTGCAAATCTTATTGGTCAACCTGCAATGGGGCAGACAGCCGATCAGCAAACTGTTGCTAGTCAAATTGAAAAGCTGTTGTCAGGACCACAAGCTGGTGCAGCAGAACAGGCTTTGTTGCGAGCGGCTGATCAAGCTCCTTCGGATGAGGCTCAAGCTCTTAGTCGGTTTGGACAGCAAGCTTTAGGTGCTGATCAACGTGCAGCTTCGGATGTAGAGCAAGCGTTACAACAGCAGGCTTTACAGCAACTAGGATTTCAAGCTGCTGGAGCTTCTCCAGAAGAGCAGGCTCTTCAGCAACGTATTGGTGGTTTAATTGAAAGTGCAGGAACACTTTCTCCTACACAGCAAAGACAAATAGAGCAGGAAGCCCTTGCGTTGGGTCAACGTCAAGGCAGGGTTAGGGACACTTCTACTGCGGCTGGTGTTGCTGGTAGATTGTCTGAGGCTCGCAGAGCTGATGAAGCCCAAGACCTTATGGCTGCACAGCAGCTTCTTGGTCAGCAACAAGCCATGCAGCAAGCGCGTACAGCAGAAGAATTGCAACGCATGGGCATGGGCGGTCAGTTTGCAGGACAAACCGAGGCATTGGCTCAACAGCGTTTGGCTGAACAGAGGGCCATGCAGCAAATGGGCGTTGGTGCAACCAGCACCGCTGCTGGTTTACAGGCTCAGCAAGCTGGCTTGCAGCAGCAAGCTTTGCAGGCTGCTGGTGGACTAGAGCAGGCTCGCATGGGTCAACAGCTACAAGGAACCGGACTGGCCCAAGACATTGCTCAAGCTGGGTTTGCTTCAGAAATGGCTGGAAGACAACAGCAGCTTCGGGAGTTTGGTGTTGGAGCACAAGAGGCAGCTCGTTTTGCACAGCAGCAGGCTCAACAGGATGCAATGCGAGCTCAGGTTATAGGGCAGCAAGCAGGTCTTGCTGGTCAACAAGCAGCTTTTGCGGGACAAGAGGCTCGTCTTGCTGGACAAGAATTTGCACAACAAGCTGGAATTGAGCAGCAACAGTTTCAGCAACAGGCTCAGAGAGATGCGGCATTGGCTAGTTTATTTGGTCAACAAGCTGGTCTTGAACAACAGCGATTTGCCCAACAGCAAGCATTGGCTGGACAGGACGACAGGCGTTTAGGTCAAGCATTTCAAATGCAAAGGGCTATGGGTCCAGACATTGGAGCGTTCTTTGGTCGCCCTGCTTCTCAAGCTGAAGGACTGCAAGTTCTTGGTATGGGTCAGCAACAAGCAATGTACGGAACCACACCACAAGCAACCGATCCAATGTTGGGTGTCAATATGGCTCTACAGCAACAGGCTAATCAGACAGCTCTACAAGCTGGAGCAATGGCTGGTTCGGCCCAAGCTCAAGGTGGATTGTTTGGTGGTCTTGGTGCTCTTGGCGGAGGAATAGCACAAGCACTGCCTTTTTGTTGGGTAGCCAGAGAAGTTTATGGACAAAACAATCCAATGTGGTTATTGTTCAGAGGTTGGCTTCTGGATGAAGCTCCTTCTTGGTTCCGCAAAATTTACATCAAGCATGGTGAGCGGTTTGCTGAGTTTATTAGCAACAAACCATTTATTAAGTCTTTCATCCGAAAGTGGATGACCTCAATAGTAAAGAAGCATTACAAATAGATAGGGAAAATTATGGCAATATTAGGTAGCACAGTTGATCCCCGATTGGGGGCCGTAAACCCTGCGGCAATACAGGCACTCTCACAAGCTGGAGCGGCAACGGGACAGATGTATGCCAACCTTGGCAGGTCCATTGCTGGTGTTGTTCAGGATCAGGCTCAACGTAAGACAGACGCAAAGATAGCTGAAATTTTAGATCAGTCTACTATTGATGAAGAGGATGAAGAGGGAAACCCCACTGGATTCAAAAGCTTAGATCAGGCTAAATTTAGAAGGTTAGTAAGTGAGAAAAAAGTTCCACCTAGATTGGCTAATTCTATTCTACAAGACACCCTTAATGCTTGGAGAACAGAAGCTGATTTCCGAAATGCCCAACAAGAAACGGCTATTAAACAGGCAGCTCAGGAAGCTGATGCAGCATATCAAAAGGGAACTCTGAATTTGGGAAAAGAAACGCTGACTCAAGAAGGTAAGCTGGCTCGAGCGGGCTTTAATCTACAAAAAGAAATTGCCAATATTGAGGCTGAAACAAGAAAAACAATTAGTGCAGGCGAAATAAAAGGTAGGCTTGATGTTGTTAATGCTGAAATTAACGCAGAAAAGGCAAACCTAAAGACCCAGTTGGACGCTGCTAAGGCTAGTCAGAAAAGGGAAATCAGATCCAATATTAGACAATTGGATAAGCAATTGAGGCAAAACAACAAGTTTCATAAAGATAAATTGGCCTTGCAAAATAAGCAGGAAAAAAGACTTAAAAGGGAATCTAGGGCAGAGATAGGCGAGATAGAGGGAAGGGCTGAATTGTTTTCAAAGCAAGCTGAAGGTGTAGGAGTAGAGACGGCCATTCAAAGAACTGAGTTGGCCGAAACAGATCCTTTGTTTAAAAATCAACGAACCATTGATTTATACACGGGTGGAATGTCTAATGCTGCTAAAGAAGCGTTTGAGTCAAAAACTCCTGAGGAAAAAGCTAGGATGCTACAGGCTGAATTGGAAGAAGCTGAACTCGCAGGAGATCAGGCAACAGTTAAAAGTATTGGAGACGCATATGACTTGTTCAGGATACAGGCCAATAGGGAGGCTAGGGTTTTGGGTTTACCAATTCCAGATTTCCGTCCCTCTTCTTCTTTCTTGCAGAGTGCTGAATCACGTTCAGCCAATGGGGGAGGGAATCCGTTTTTGAACCCGTTGAATTACACGGTTCCGGGTATCGCTAGGGCTACGCTGAACTTTCTAAGTGGTGGCAAATAATGCCTTTTGACCAATACGGAAACTATATAAATCCCTTTGAGTCAGACGAGGAGAAGGGTCGTTTGGCAGAGTCTCCGGGACTTGCTTCAATTCTTGGTGGCCTTGGAGCGGAGGTTGGTATTGCTGGAACTTCTCAAGCTCTTGGTGCCGCAACTGGAATTGGTTATGTTCCAATAGCTCTTGCTGGTGGGTTTCTTGGGAGCGTTGTTAATCAGTCGATAAACGACGAGCCATTTAATTTGGGAAGGGCGGTTGCCGCCAGCGTAGTTAATTTAATACCCGGAGCCGCTGGAATAAAAGGGGCTAGTAAGGCTGGCACTATAACAAAAGCCCTTAACAATGCTGCCAAGGGCTTAAACAAATATGGCACTAAAACTATTCCCGGTGCCGTACAGCGAGAGGCTTTCCGTGGATCAGCTCTTGGCATCTCTGAAATTACTGTAGAGAATTTAATCAATGATGGGAATCTACCAACCTATGACGAGGTTTTGAAGTATGGTGGATTTGGTGGTCTTATTGGAGGGACTCTTGGCGGCGTTCTTGGTTCAGTTCAAAGAAAAGGTCTTGGTAAAAGCTTGGAGCAGTCTGCGATAGATGTCACGGAGGATGCCAATAAAAGCTGGAAAACCATGTCTTACCAAGACAAGATTGATTTTTTAAAACAGCTTGGAGAAGACATTGTTGGAGATTTTCCAGAATCTGAACTCAATAATAAGTTTAATAAGTTTGTTTCACTATCCAGAAGGAACGCCATAAGTGAGGCTAGTTTAAAGGCTCTTATATATTCCAGAGATCCAATTTCTGGAGCTGATGTTGTTCAGGGAAATATTCTAACCAAGATGCTTAATACTGTTGCTCCATCTACAGTATTTGGCAAAGAACTTAACAATCAAATATCTGCTATACAGGGAATGGTAGATGAAGCCGACGCTCTTGGTGGCAGGATAAGGAAGGAGATAAAGACAGAAATACAGAAAGATCCTAATTCCAATATCATGGAAGATATAAGGAGATATGTCACATCTCCACATGAGACTGGGGAATTTGTTCAAGAAGCTTTTGGGGGTAGATTAAGAGGAGACAGGGGAAGGTTTGTAAGGAGAGCAAAGCTTCCTGAATATTTGTCTAGGCTTGAAGCTGATTTAAATCAATGGAAAGCCCACAGAACAAAATTACAAACAGAGCTGCTTGAGTTTGTTGAGCCCAAAACCATAGATGGTTTTGTAGGAAAGGATGAATCTATTGCATTGAGATCTATATTGGATGAGTCCGGAGGAGATATATCTAGTAAACAAAGTATAGCCGAAAGCATTAAACTTCAAAACTACCTTACCCAAGAGTATCAACTTTTTGAGAGCGTAAAATATTCTCCTAGCAAGGATTCTAAGAAGGCCTTGATAAACTGGATGGTAAAGAACGATGAATCTATATCTGGTGCTGAGTATAAGAGTGATGCGACTGGCAAGATTTTAAAAGGGGAAGATCGTTTGAGAGCCCAAAGGGAAGCTGCCGAGGACTACATAAACAGAACTTATCTTAGAAGATCGGCAAACCCCAAAAACAGAGTAGCCTCTTCTCCTAGCAAAAGAAAGATACAAGATGAATTCAGGACAAGCGACATTTTGCTCAATAAGAATAGATCAATGCCGAAGGAGCTTACTGATTTTCTTGGTGCTGAATTGAAAGATCCAATAACAGGAAAGCCTGATGTTGCTGAAAATCTTTTTGGAACTATAAGTAAATTGGCCAAAAGAGTTTCTGGGTTAAAAGCTCAGGAAGTTTTGCTTAGGGATTTGCAGCAACAAGGTAAGCTTAATATAGTATCAATAGATGGCAAAGCAACCGAAGCTCCATTTATTCAATTTCAAAATCCCAAGGAGGTTAGTTTTTTCAATGGAGCCATTGTTGGCAACGCTCCCGAAGAAGTTGCCTTAGCTGTCAACGAAATCGTTGATTCCGGTATGGTTAATAAAGCCACAAGTGAGGCTTTGGATTCAACAACTAGATTTGTAAAACAGTTCAAGGATCTCTATGGAACTTTAGCTGGGGCAAGTAAAGCTGTTAAAGTTATAGCCAGTCCTATAGCATATTCAACAAACGCTATGGGTGGAGCAATAACTGCTTTGGCTTCTGGAAACTTCAACTTGATTGGTTCTGATTTGAGAAAGGGTATAAGAATGTCCCTTGACGAGTTCGGGACGATGGAGGGATTGGCTCAAGCTATAGGAGATCCAGTTTCAAGGGCGGCCAGAAAGGGTCTTGATGCAAAGCAAACGCAAGCGTTGATAGACGACGTTGGCAAGATGCGTAAGTACGGAATGATGGGTGCTGATGTAGCAAGCTCTGATACCGTAAGAGCTTTAGGAGATGGCAGCATCGGCAAGTTTGCCAACAAGGTATTTGATCCGTTGAGCAAGAGCTATCAAGTTACTGACAACGCTTTCCGTTATTTGGTTTGGAAGAGCAACATAAACAAATTTAGGGAAATGTTTCCTAAGCCAGCAGGTATGGCGGATTCTCGCTACCTTGAGGAGATTGAAAGGGGTGCCGCATTCTTCACCAACGACACTTATCAAAATTACAATAAGCTCAACAAATCATTGAGGCAGTTTTCGGCGTTAGGGGTTGTTGATCCTTTTATTTCTTTTACCGCAGAACTTCACAGAAATCTATGGAATAACGTAACATCTATTATAAAGATGTCTGGTCCTGCAAAGCTAGGAGGTGGAACCTTCGGCAAGGGACTTGGCTTTAGCGACGAGCTTCTTGCCAACGCAAACCGCAAAGCCATTCAAGGCGAGGGAGTTAAGCGTGGTGTAATACTTGCAGGGATAACAGCCGCATTTGGTATGGGTGTAAAAGCCCTCAATGAAAGCAATGGCATTGACTCTGAAAAGATGGAAGCTCTGAAGAACACTGTTATACCCGACTATGACAGGTCCAAGGACTTGATTATAAATATGAACCCAGACGGCAGGTCTGGAACATATATCAATGCTGCCTACATAAATCCTTTCTCTGAGTTCAACAGAATATTTAACGCTTTATCAAGCGGCAAAGCTCCTGCTGCTGGAATGAGGGATGTTGCTTCTATTATGTCCGATCAGTTTTTTGGCGAAGGAAGCTTTATGTTTCAATCACTTGGAAATGCCTTGAGGAATCAAGATACTTACGGAAGGCCCATTTCCGTGAGCGAGGATAAGTTTGCCAGCACCATAGATAGGACAAAGTTTTTCTTCAAAGAGCTTTTGACTCCGGGTATTACTAGAGAACTGGACAAGTGGGTTGAAGCCTTGAATGGAACTGGAGATTACACAGAGAATCAGTTACTGATGAGACTGATAGGAATTAGACAAACCTCCTTCAGTATAGACGATACAAGATATAAAATTAGGCCGTCCAACGAAAACATAAGGATTATTAAGGGTCGTTACAACAACTTGGATGAGAACACCCCAGAGGATGTGCGTCAGAGGCTTTATCAAAAAGCCAATCAAGACAGAGACGCATCAATGAACAAGTTGATGACGGTTTATGATTCCCTAAAGACTCTTGGTCTTAGTGACGATGAAGCTATCAAGACATTCAAGGATAGCAACGTATCCAACTCGGACGTAATTCAAATATCCCAAAACAAAACTAAGCCAATTGACTACATCAAGGCAGACACAATGTCTGATGCTTATGAAGCCATTGAAGGAAGCACGTTTGCAGAGACAAGGAGAAACATCTTTGCCAATACCAAGGGGAATATCAAAGTACGCAAGGCTCTCCTGTCCAAGCTCAGGCAGGAACAAACCTATGCTAGAAGAAACATAAGCGAGTTTGACAGAAGCTTACTCAGTTTGGGGGTTTCCGAAAGGGCTGAAATGCTGATGAATGTTCTTGGTGTAGGTGCAACCAACTCAGTTTTGATTAACGAGTATCGCAGGAAGGGCATCATTACTGATGATGTATTAAAGGCCATGCGACTTAGAGGTTCACTTGCCTCTTATTAAAGACGATAGTAAAACATCGCCGTGCTTCTTTTTAAATCTTTCTAGTTCCCGGCGTTTGTACTTCGGCACTGGGTACCCGTATTCAAACCTATCTGGTAAGTTGCCATTTTCAACGTATGCGTACTCTTGCTCTAGCAAGTCTGGCTCAAAATCTTCTTCTTGTTTGTAGATGCGTACAACTAAAGCGAATTCCAAACGCACAGTCTCTGGCATATGTTTTTTTACTTCGTCTAGCTTGATGTCCGAAGGCTGATAGTCGTCCAGATTTTCTCTGTAGTTAGGGTCAATGATGTCATCGTTTTCATTTAATGGCTCAACCACCCATTCATATTTTGTTTTATATTTTATCATCCAATTATTACAGCTGAAAAAGATAATCTTGTCAAGCCCTAAAAAATAAAGGCCGAGAATAACCTCGGCCCCGACGGGTTTAATGAAAGGTGAAAAAAGATAAAACACCATTTCCAGAGATTACTCGTCTGGATTACCGTCTAAATTTTCTTCCTCTTTAGGATTTAGCTGATCGTCTAGTTTTTCACGCTGCTCCTCACTCATCTCGTCGATGGCTTTTGCAGCTTGTGCTTTTAGAACATTGGCACATCCGACAACAGTCAACGAAGAAGTTAGTAAATCTTTCACTTGGTCTATCGTTGCTGTGTTGATTAGATAATTAGAGTAGTCTTGTTTTAGTTTATCTAGGTCCATTATATTTCTCTTGTTGTATTTTAGTTTCAAGGAGAGCCAGAGCCCTCCATGCCACAGCTACATAGTCCTCTTCTAAAAGGTGTCGCATCAGGCAGTCATGGTGATCGTTAGATTTGTTTGGTTCCCAGTGCAGGGGTTCAAGTGGATCGCAATGTTTCTCATTGCCAGCATAGGATTGCCGTGCCACTGCTGCAATTGCATTTGGAAAAGGGGATAGTACGCCTGAATATATGGGCCACTTTTTTCTTTCATCGCTGTCTTGGGGTAAGATACTAACCTTGTGCTGAGGATCTGATCGGAATATCATAGCTCTACAAATTTAACCAAGTGCAAGGGACACATATAGCAATCCTGCACCATATCTTCATAGCGTGAGTCTTTTTTAGTTTCGCAATACCAGCTCTTGTGTGAGCTTCCCTTCACAATTGCTGCATGGGTTTCCTTTTTGTTTAAATAAAAATACCTGTATGGTCTTGGCTTTGCTCTGTCAAATGAATGTCTAGCACACACAATAAACTTAGAACCAAAGGGCCAGTCTGCTCTGCTGGTAAAATCAACCCCTAGCTTTTTCACTTCAATCCTTTGACCAACATACAAGTCCCCGTCATCTGCAAACTCCTCCCACTCTTCATGTGATGGAGCGACAAAGGTTGGTGGTATGTTCACCGGATAACCCATCGAGCTGATGTGGTTTGCAATTTTCCATACTGGCCCGTGACTTTTGGCTAGGTGCTTTTTAAATCTTTCATTGTCGTTCATTTCTTTTTTCTCCTAGCGTTCTCTTCCTTTGTCTTGGCCTTGTGTGCTTCTTTGCTGACTGCCTGTAGGTTTTCTTTACCGCAGAACAATCTAGGAAGAAGCTCGTTCCAATTGTATCCAAGCCACTTGGTTTTGCGTCCCCACTTTTCGGGGATTACCGGCTCGATGTGATCGACCTGCATATCCTTTGCTGGGAAAAGCTCCTTGGTAATTGCACAGCGATACATCTTCCGCATCCTGCCAGTCTTGGGGTTCTTCTGGCTCTCTACAAATGCTTCGTTAAGGGTCTGGTACTTGGGTGCCCATCGTCTGGTGCCAGATCTAACGCAGGACATAATAAAAGATCTTAGTCTAGCTTCAGTCCAAACCTTCATCTCATTTTGTTTACCAAGTCATAGAACATGAAGCAACTTATAGCATCATCCAGTGCCTTGGCCTGTGCCTGCTCAGTCCACGTCTTGACATGGGTGTCTCCGTTGTTGGTGTTGATGATAACGGTGTGGATTGGAGGGTCATAATCTAGGTAACTAGCAATCTTTACCATCCTAGATTCCGAAGCTAGTTGCATAGCATCTTTGTGGTATCCTTTGCGAGTAATGTCCTGATGCTCTGCCACCTCCCTCGTCTTGTAGTCAAACAAGGAAAGCTTTCCATTGTGTACGGCCAATAGGTCAATCGTTCCTGCCGTATTAAATTCCTTGTCGCTGTTGGAAATCACACCCTCAACATCGACCACTTCTAATTGTTCGCATTCCGCCCATTCAATAAATGGCATTACAAATGGTTCCCAAGATGGGGGACACTGACCCCCGCAAATGGTGGTTTCTAAATGCTTGTGACATTCAGTCCCCCAAGAAGATGACGTCACTTCCTCACCCGTCTTCGGGTGAACCCTCATTCCCCACATCATCTCCATGATTTTCTCCTCACTGAGATGCGGGTGTTCCTTGCTGAGTTCTATTGCTTTCTTGGTTCTCCAAGTTTCAAAGAATGGATCAGGAAAAACCTTCAGCTTTTCGGTGACGCTAGCAACGATTATTTTTCCACTGTTATTGGCCTCCCTCCTTGCTTGGAAGGGAGTGGACAGGTCATCCCGGAGGAAGCCTGAGTCTTTTTTGATTTCATAAAAGTGGGGCATAATATAAAGCGGGGGCCGGAGCCCCCGCAGTTTAATTAGAAAGGTGCTCCTTCCTCCTGAACCAAATCTCGGCCCTCTTGGATAGCTTCCCTCACTTCCAGCAAGTCCTTTGCAATGGAGAATACAATGTATTTGAATTGTTCATTGTATCCACCGCTTTTAAACGTGCTGTCTTGAGCCGCCACTTGGCTTGCTTGGTTGATGCAAGCTTGAATGGCAATCTCTCTTCCCTTGTCTACTCCGCTACTGCCATTGTTGGAGTAGTTCGGTCGTTTGTAGAACGTCTCGGTTCCATCCTTTGACTGATGCCCGGTGTACCCTTGACTGTCCTGTGGAATCTCTCTTGGTATTGAGATTTTCCATTTAGTGTGACCCTTCGGGGTCTTGTATGTTGAGTCGGTTGCCTCTACTGTGGCTCCCACCTCTGCCCAACGAGGGGCTTTGCTTTTGCCGTTGGCAACTCCTTTTGTGCCATCGTCAAATTCTAACCAGAACCCCCAGAGATCCCCGTTAGGTGTGCTTCTTGGTTCGTCTCCCATGAGACGTACTGTTTTTATTGTTTTTATTTGTGACATATTTTAGTCTACGTTGTACCAATACTCATCCTCAGGTGAGAGGGTAGAGATTGGAGTTGTTTGGAATAGCCGGGTTTTGGTATCAAACCAAAGGTCGCGGCTAAAGTTGACCCCGCTGTTGCGTTGCTTGAAGACGGTGAAAACTGCATCACCCTGCTTCTTGTATTTATCCTGCTCTTCTGCACTTCCGTTGGACATTGCCAACTCCTTAGCAGTGTTGCGGTGCATAGAGCATATGGTGTGGCTAGCCTGAGACAGTTCTTGGCTGCCCAGAATAGATCCCGGACTGGTAGGGGCATACTTAGTGCCCCCATTCTCTTTGGACTTTGCATCGGCATGAGCTATAAGGACAATAGAAAGCTGATGCTTAACCGCCGTCCTAGCTAAGTCCTTACTGATAAGACCTTGCTGTTCAAAGTCAAGCTTGGGTGCAAGGTAAGAAAAGGAGTCTATTAGAATGGTGTTAATCCCATACTTTTGTTTGGCTAAAATAATCTCTGCCTTCAGTCCTTCCCAGTTGTTTCCACAGTCTCGGAAGTTGGTATCGTCTATGAAGTAGATGTTCTCTCCTAGCTCCTCTGCAACTTGGGCACACTGCTCATGCTTGGGCTCCTCTCCAAGGAGTTGTGTTCCTAGTTGAAGCATCATGTTCTCAATGGGTACCTCAAAGCTCACCGCCATGCACTTGGTTCCTGTGCTGGCTAGGTGGAGCAGTAGCTGGTATGCTATCTGGCTTTTCCCTGAACCGGGGATGCCAATGATAGTGAACAGCTCGCTCTCCCTCAAGGACAATGGCATATCTTGGAAACACCAGTTCTTCCATTCCCTTTCCCTCTCCTGCTGGGTGACACAATCCTGCATCTGCAACACAAAATCGTTGGGCCTTACCAATGCCTCTGGCTCGTTGCCCTTGGCACTGTCCATGAGCCTCTTTAGATCGTCCTCAGTGGGGTGATCCTTGACCAGCCAATCGTTCACATCATTGTGTGGCTCTGGAATCTCTATCCGGTAACAACGATCCGCTGAGAGCCTCTGAGATAGCTTGATAAACATCTGCTGACCTGCGTCATCCATGTCGCTGGCAACGTAGATGCGTTCCATCCTAGTCAGCATCTCAAAGCAGTTCTCAATCCACCCGTGGTTGCTTGCTGACGGTACAGCAATGACAGGTATGTTGCTCTCCTTCTGTATCTGGTGCAGACTCATACAATCAATCTCCCCCTCGCAGATGATAAGCTCTCGGTCATCCTCCCCAACTAGGTGCAGTCCAAACGGTGTGTTGAAAACTGGTTGGGTGGAATAGATTTGTTTCTTGTTTCCTATGCGGGTGATGCACGTATACTTGAGCATCCGGCAACGACCCTCGGTATCATAGAGCGGAGCTCCCCACCAGTGAGAGCCATTCTTTTCCTCGGCAAAGATGTTATACTTACCAAGGGTACGCTCGTTGATACCCCGCTTCTCCACCATGTACTTGTGAACCTCGCTGCCCCTGAGAGCAGTTTCGGGGAGTGCTTTCACCTCAACTCTCTCCTCTGTCTTGACCGTTCTGATTTGCTCAAAGCCGCAGAACTTGAGAGCCCATCTCATTGTCTCTGAGAACGATCCTCCTAGCTTGCGGTGGCACAGTTCTAAGATGTTGCAGGATTCACCAGTTTGGTGATCCTTTGCGACATATACACTACTGTTCTTGGCCTTGAATACATTGCAAGATCTGCCTTCGGCATCGCCCCGCATATCTGCCATGACATACCGACCACCCGCTTCCCTCTTTGCTCCGGGAAACATTTCGGCCATGAGCCTATCAATTTTAGATGACAGCTCACGCTTTATCTCTTCAGGTGTTTTCATATTTTAATATGCAAGGGCTCGTTTTGCTCTCTTGGTTCAGGTTTTAGCATCCAATCAATTATAACTCCAGTGCAGCAATGGTTCTCATCGGCCAGCTTGTGTAGTAGATCGTGAGTTTTGGGAGTGATAGTTGTCTGCAACCTCACCCTGTCTCCGGGCATCCATTTGCGTGGCCTACCTCGTCTCTCTTTTCTGTTTTTATATCTGACAAGTGCAAGATCCCTGTCCGATGGATTGTTTTCTGTCAACTGCTGTTTAGTTTTTTTGTTTTCGGTCATATTTTTTTAGGTTTATCGGTTGCTTTTAATAATGGATCGACTGCTTCTGTCGCTCCGGCAAGTCTCTGTGCAAACTGAGAGTCTGTATCTTTCCACTCCATCACCTGCTTGTTTGCGTAGATGCAGGACAAGTGGTGCCTGTCTGCATACCAAGCAATGGTGGGCCATGAAGCCATTGGAATTTTACCGGATAGATGGATTGCAACAAACCGTGCTTCTGCGGTGTGTGCATCCCTCCTTCTGCTTAATATTTGTTCCAGTGGTATGCCGTACCAATCGGAAACTGCGGTGAACACAGCCTCAATTTTTCCCTTCATCTTTTCTGTTGGTTCATACTTCATTTAAAATTTAGTGCTTCTGGATTGTATCCATTCTCTATGGCTGCTGCGTCATAGGCTCTCGCCGCCTCCTCTTCATCATCAAAGCATCCGAGGTGTTTCTGTTTCCCATTAGAATCCCAAAAATAAGCCCTCCAACTTCCGATTTGCTTGTTGAAACTAACACCCCGAAATTTAGACGATGTTCCTCCCCGTACCTTTTGAAAACTCCTACAGTTTTGGGAGTGTGTCACCATCCTTAAATTGTCAACGTGGTTCTCAGTCTTCACCCCATTGATGTGATCCACTTGCAAGGACTTGTCCCAATCGGGAAGGAAATGTTGGGCCACAAGGCGAGCAATGAAAAAAAGTTTCTTCCTTTTATTTTTACTCAAAACAATCTGAAGGTACCCATCCCTTTGGAAACTTGGCTTCCTAATCCTAGTCTTGCCAAACTTCAGTGACATGACTCTCCCTTGATTGGATATTCGGTAGTGTCCCTCATAGCCAATAACATCTTTCCATTCTTCTTTCATAATAATTCTTGGTAAATTCCTAGTCAGTAAGTAACTCTTGGTTACTCTAACAGACTATAACCTTTCTTTAGATTAGATAATACTAGGATAGGGTAACGCAGGGTTACCACCCCTAGGTAGTGTGACGGTGAACAGGTTGGAGTTGTCCACCCTTCTTTTGATTGTAACTAGCTTGCGTTTCTGAAGCCTTGTAAGCACCCTAGAAACGCTTTTCGGGTGAAGCCCTGTGTCTTTCCCTATCTTTGAGGTGGAAGGGAAGCACAGGCCATTGTCTGGGTTGGCGTGGTGAGCCAAGCACAGAAGGACAAGCTTTTCTGTTGAGGGCAAGGGGATAGCCCAAACCCTCCGTTCCAGTTCAAACGACATTTACTATGCTCCGTGATAGCAATCGTCAAAACACGCCTCAGCCCGGTCTTCTTCATACTGATCCCTCGCCTCTTGCTCGGCAAGGCCAATGAGATCAAAGACCTTTGAGTCGGGAAGCGTATCTAATATTTCTTCCCCGTCTTCAATTACGGACTGGACGTAGCCGTCCGAGTCAATGGACACCTTCAGCCCTTCTATCTTAAAATCCCTCATAGCGACAGGTTGCCCTCCCCAGCTTGGAGTTGATCCTGTAGCGTGGTGTAAAGCTCTGACATTCTATCCATGCCCTCAAGCTTTGCCTCCCACTTTGCATCATTTATCTCATAAGATATTAAGTTGGGCAGGATTTTAAGCCAGCTTTCGGCAACGGATAGTTGCATGTCAGTTGCAACCCTTGCATCAGGGTCACCCCAATTATTCTTTATATCTTCCCTTGCTCCTTCAATCATTTGAAGGGCTTCTTTTATTCTTTCATTAGTTGTCATCTTTTTCCTTTCATTAGTGGGGCAATGCCCCGTTCAGTTATTACTAGAGTTGAAAAACCCTAGCCTTGCAAGTTCTTTTTCCACTTTGTTCCAATGGGGTTGCGTTGCCCCTAGTTTCCGGTGAAAGCTCGGCCCTCCGTTGTGCAGTCTA